GACAAGTACGCAGCAAACTGGAACAGGAACAGCACCCTGATCAATCTGCTGAATATTCCACACGAATACGAATCAAAGATTGAATCGGAGTGGAATAAGCCGTTTACACCCTCTCGCGCCAAGATTCTGAACTACATGATAGAGAAGGGACTACGCAACCTGATTGAGGACATTGGAGATTTCTAATGCAAGACCGCATGGACTACGACAGCCGTGACCCCGCCGCGAAGAAGGCTCGCAAGAGCGTGGAGAGCAAGCACAAGAGCCGCCGCCGCCACGATGAGAAGGAACATCTGAAGCGTTTTATGGACGATTACAATGCAGGAAAGCGAGACTTTGATTATGACGAGTACGAAGACAATGACTAATACCATCACCATCTCAAAGCGGACTCTTGAAATCCTCAAGAACTTCGCATCCATCAACTCTGGCATCATCGTGAACGAGGGCAATACCCTGAACACGCTGTCGTCCACGAAGAACATTCTCGCGGAAGCCAAGGTTGGCGAGACTTTCACGAAGTCGTTTGCCATTTGGGACTTGAACAAGTTCCTTGGCACCGTGAGCCTGTTCAAGGATCCCGAGTTCGTGTTTGAGGAGAACTACATCACGGTAAAGAGCGGTAAGTCAAGTGTGCGGTACTACTACTGCGACCCGAAGTTGGTGACTTCTACAAGCAAGAAGATCGCCATGCCGTCCCCCGTGGTGCAGTTTGATCTCACGGCAAAGGATTTCGCGGACATCATCAAGGCAGCGTCCGTGCTTCAGGTTGGACACCTGTGCGTTCGCTCGTCTGCTGACGGTTCCAAGATTGAACTTGCCGCCACGGACAAGGGCGATGTGACCTCCAACTTCTATTCGCTTGCGGTGGGAGACAACACTTCAGGAGCCACATTTGAGTTCATCTTTGATGTAGACAACCTGAAGATCCTGCCTGGCGACTATACCGTTGCCATTTCGGAGAAGGTTGTTTCGTCCTTCTCCAACAAGAATGAACCGCTGACCTATTGGATTGCTCTGAACGCCGACTCTACCTACGAGGCTTGATTCGTGACTACAACTGAAACCGTGAAGGGTCTTTGGGTTGAGAAGTACCGCCCACAGACCGTGGAAGACTGCATTTTGCCAACGGAAACGCATGAGAGTTTCATGCGGATGGTTGAACGGGGAGAACCACAGAACCTCCTGTTGTCGGGAGGACCAGGCTGTGGCAAGACCTCCGTGGCGAAGGCACTCTGCAATGATCTTGGTTGTGACACCATGATCATCAACTGCTCCGAGGATGGCAACATTGACACCCTCCGCACGAAGATTCGCAGTTTCGCTTCCACAGTGTCCTTGACCGATGGGGTCAAGAAGGTCGTGATCTTGGACGAGTTTGACTATTCAAACGCACAGTCCACTCAACCCGCCCTTCGCGGTTTCATTGAAGAGTTTGCGGACAACTGCCGCTTCATCCTGACTTGCAACTTCAAGAACAGGGTGATTGAGCCGCTGCACTCCCGATGCACCTGCATTGACTTCCGCATTCCGTCCAAGGAGAAGCCTGCTCTCGCGGTGAAGTTCCTGAAGCGGGCAGCGGAAATCCTTGAGGCGGAAGGTGTGCAGTACGATGAGAAGGTGGTAGCCCAACTCATTATGAAGTACTTCCCCGACTTCCGCCGCACCCTGAACGAGTTGCAGCGGTACGCCGCGAACGGCAAGATTGATGTGGGTATCCTGAACAGCGTGGGTGATGTCGCTGTGAAGGAGTTGATCAAGCACATGAAGTCAAAGGATTTCGGTGCTGTCCGCAAGTGGGTGGTGGAGAACTTGGACAACGATCAGACTCGCATCTTCCGTGCGATCTACGACAGCCTGTACGAGACTGCGGAGCCTGGCTCCATTCCTCAAGCCATTCTTGTGCTTGGCGACTATCAGTACAAGGCAGCGTTTGCAGCCGACCATGAGATCAATCTGACGGCGTGTCTTGTGCAGTTGATGATGGAGGTGAAGTTCAAGTGAGCCACCAACTGACTGATTATTTGAATGCCATCAATGTGAACAAGGAACCGCTCTTGGACGAGAGCGAGTCGTACACGAAGCAGTCGTATCCCCCGTTCGTGGTGACGCGCTGCTTGTCGTATTTCCCCGACACGCTGTTTGCCGCGAACGAGATGAACATCCGCCCCCACTTGGATTCAAAAATGCACTTTGACTTCCTGCGGGGTGCGGTGCGTCCTCGCAAGCGGTTCTCCAAGTGGCTGAAGCGGGAGGAAGACACCCGTGTGGCGGCTCTGGTGGAGTACTACGGCATTTCCACGCGGAAGGCACGGGAAGCCCTGTCCGTGCTGTCTGAAGAGGATGTGGAGGAGATCCTAGCGGCTGTGGACAAGGGTGGAAAGCGGCGTTAATCTAAATAGTTCCGTGTCTGTTCAATATTTGGGAGTGAACGCAACATGGAACAAAACGAACGCTATATCGACCTTGAGACAACCGATCTCCTTGAGGTCACGCTACAGAAACCTGATGACTTCTTGAAAGTCCGTGAAACGCTGACCCGCATTGGCGTATCGTCCCGAGCCGAAAAGAAGTTGTGGCAATCATGCCATATCCTCCATAAGAAGGGCAAGTACTATATTGTCCACTTCAAGGAGATGTTTGCGCTTGATGATCTACCAACCTCCATCAACACCGAAGACACGGGACGGCGTAACACCATCGCGTGTCTGCTTGAGGAGTGGGGACTGGTCAAGATCGTGGACAAGACAAAGATCGTGGACAAGGTTCCGCTGAACAAAATAAAGATCCTGCCCTTCAAAGAGAAGGGCGAGTGGGAATTGTGTCCTAAATACCATATAGGGCGGTCAAAGAAGACCATGAAGCCCGAAGAGTGAACAACGGAGATTTATAATGAACCTAGTGATCAAGTTCCCTACCCGCAATCGCCCCGACAAGTTCAAGGCTGTGTTCACGCGCTATCTTACCTTCCTTAGCGGACGGCACGATGTGCGTTTCATCATCACGATGGACGAAGACGACCTCACCATGAACAATCCCGAGATGCAGCAGTGGCTAGCCACTCGCGCACAGAACGCACAGATTGAGTGCTTCTACGGGAACTCCAAGAGCAAGATTGAAGCCTGCAATGCGAACCTAGAGGGCGTGGACGGCGATGTACTGCTGCTTGCGTCCGATGACATGGTTCCCGTGCAGATGGGTTACGATGACATCATTGCGAAGTGCTACGAGCAGGCTTTCCCTGACTACGATGGCGCAATCAAGTTCTGGGATGGACTACGCCCAAAGGAAGACCTGCTGATGACCCTGACGGTCATGGGCTTCCCGCTGTACAAGCGGTTCGGATACATCTACAATCCCGAATACAAGTCCGTGTACTGCGACAACGAGCAGACACAGGTTTGCGCTGCGCTGAACAAACTGCGCCGTTGCGATCTGTGCATTATTCAGCACCAGTGGACGAATGAACCGTTTGACACACTCCACGCCCGTAACGAAAACGCGGAGATGTACGGTGTGGACGGTGAAACCTTTAAGCGCAGAGCCGCAAACAAGTTTGACATGGAGGCAATGTTCAATGTCGCAAATGCTTGAACACTACTGGCAAGATTCTATTTTTGAAGAGGGATACTTCACATATCCCAATCTTTATTCATATATTGTTCAACGGTTTCCTACCAACTCCCACTTTGTTGAAGTCGGTTGTTGGAAAGGTCGATCTGCTGCTTATATGGCGGTGGAGATAAACAATTCCGAAAAGACTATTAGGTTTGATTGCATAGACACATGGAACGGAAGTGTCACTGAGGACGGTCATCAAAATGATCAGTTCGTAAAATCTGGCACACTATACGATAAGTTCATGTCAAATACCGAACGAGTAAAACATATCATAACTCCTATTCGGGGTGATTCGGTTTCTGTTGCCAGTCAATATGCAGATGATTCTCTTGATTTTGTGTTTATTGACGGCGATCATCGTTATGAGTGTGTAAAAGCAGATATAGAAGCGTGGTTGCCAAAGATGAAGTCAGGAAGCATATTGGCTGGTCACGATTACGGATGGTGCGAGGATGTCCGTAGAGCAGTCCATGAAGTTTTGGGAGAAGGTACCGATTCATACACAGATCGTTATGGAATAGGTTACAAGTCATACGATGATCCTTGGGGCGAAGGCTGCTGGATCATAAACATTGATTAAGGAAACATCATGCCAGTATCAGCAAGTGAAATCAAGTTCAGCATTCTTATTCTGTCTATCCCGTCCCGCTTTGAGTCGCTAAAGGCGGCGGTCAACCATCTACAGGAACAAGCCGATGCCACGGGACAAGGCAAGTCGGTTGAGATTCTTGTACTGCTTGACAACAAGTCCAAGAGCATTTCCGAGAAGCGCAATGACCTTCTGCAAATGGCGCGGGGCAAGTATATTGCGTTCTTGGATGACGATGATGCGGTCAGTAAGGACTATATGAGCGCGATCCTGAAGGCTATTGACGAGAACGATGTGGACTGCATCTCGTTCAATCAGTGGTGCAGCATCAACGGCGAACCGATGGATGTGGAGTTTGGCATCGGCAATCCTCACGGACAGTTGTGGCGTGACGAGGACGGCTTCCTTGGCGACATCAAGCGTCCCCCGTATCATATGTGCGTGTGGCGGCGAGATATCGCGGTGAGCGAGGCTTTCAATCCTGTGTATGGAGCGAATGGTCAGTCTTCCGAAGACATTGATTGGCTCATGCGTCTGTATCCAAAGATTCAGACCGAGCATCATATTCCTGATGCCCTGCACGGCTATATCTACAACTCAAAGACCACGGAATCGCTTGTTCCACAGGATCAGCAGTGAAGGTAATATCCTACAGCCTGTGGGGAGACAAGCCCACCTATACCATAGGTGCGGTTCGGAATGCGGATCTGGCGGCGCAACTGTTCCCTGATTGGATTTGTGTGTTTTATTGCTTTCAGTCTGTTCCCGCAGAAATAGTCGCGCAGTTGGAATCTCGTTCAAATGTACTTGTGCGGCGAGTCGATGGCGATTACAATACCGCAGACAGCCGTGGTATGTTCCACCGTTTCCTTCCTGCCGATGAAGAGGGTATAGAGTACATGATGAGCCGCGATACAGATTCCCGTCTGTCGGAGCGTGAGCGGCTGGCAGTGGACGCTTGGCTTGCCAGTGGTGACGATCTCCATGTGATGCGAGATCATCCGTATCATGGCGTACCTATGCTTGGCGGTATGTGGGGCGTGAAGGGTGGTAAACTCAAGGGCATCGCCCGTGACATGGAAGAGTTTCAGCCGAGCAGCGACAAGGGGCAAGATCAAGCATTCCTGTGGGAATGGGTGTGGGACAAGGTAAAGGACGGAGAACTCACGGTCTGCGTCCACGATCCGTTCTTTCAGAAGTCTCCGTTCCCCGAAGGGGCAAAGCGCGGAGAAGAGAATGGTGGCGTGTGGTTTGTTGGTCAGGTCTTTGATGAGAACGACAAATACAACAGTCAGAGTGATCTTGATTTGGTGATTGAGAATGAATATGAAATCGCACCATGATACTATCTTCGTATATCATCATCTTGGTCTTGGTGACCATTTTGTTTGTAATGGATTGATCCGATACTTGCTGAAGCATTTTTCTTTCAAGCGGCTGTATCTTCCAACCAAGAGTCATAATATTTCTACTGTGCATAGTATGTACTCTGATGACAACAGAGTTTTGTGTTTGCCTGTTGCCAATGATGCAGATGTGCCATCACTAATAGAACTGACCACCAATCCCCGCATCATTCAGGTTGGATTCTCTAAATGCAGAGATGATTGGGATGTTTCTTTCTATGATTCTGTTGGAGTAGATTTTTCAGTTAGATGGGAGTATTTTAGCGTAAATAGGAATTTGTATTCCGAGAACACTCTGAAAGATTCTCTTGGTATCAAAGATGGTGAACCCTATTCCGTGGTACACGACAGCGGTTCTGTGGGACACTTTCCAATCAGGGTGAACACCAATCACAAAATCATCAGAATAGAAAAGAGAACTGCTAGTTTGTTGGATTGGTGTGGAGTCATTGAGGGGGCGGAAGAAGTTCATTGTGTTGATAGTTCGGTTATTCATCTCGCTCAGTGCCTCAAAGTGAAGCGAGGGATTTTCCACAATATACGAACAAAAAGCACTCTATTTAAACTCAAAAATGAGTGGGAAGTAGTTGACTATGCTTCGTGAAAAAACAGTTTTGGTTGTCGGGGATGCGTGTGTTGATAGATTTGTTTACGGTTCTGTCCCTCGCATATGTCCAGAGGCTCCAGTTCCAGTTTTTGTTCCAGAATTCACGGAAGAAAACATGGGCATGGCACTCAATGTGAGTGCAAACATAATCAGTCTTGGTACGAAATGCGAAAGCGTAACTAATTCTCCGCATTCAATTATCAAAAAGAGATATGTGGAGTCTAGTATAAATCAGATGATCATGCGAGTAGATGACGAGCAACAGGTCAGTCCATGCAATCACGAAAATCTATCTTCACATCATTGGAGTTGTGATTGTGTGATTGTTTCCGATTATTGCAAGGGGTTCGTGACTTCTTCGTTTGCAGATAGTCTGTCCAGACGCTTTCCGATTTCTTTTTTGGATACGAAAAAGCCTCTTTCTAGTTGGTGCGACAACTTCACATTCATAAAGATTAACGAACACGAGTACAACCGATCTCTTCCGTATGCATCACCCGAGATACTAGGAAAAATGATAATCACGCTTGGAAAACGAGGATGTATGTTTAGAAACAAAATTTACGCTCCTCCAAAAATATCAAATACGGTCAATGTCTGTGGAGCAGGAGACACCTTCATGGCAGGGTTGGTGGTTGAGTATTGTAAATCGGGAAGCATAGAACGGGCAATAGATTTTGCACTTCTGTGTTCTTCAGATGTAGTTCAGCACAGAGGGGTATCAGTTCCATTTCAGAAAGGTTCAATATGAAGTACGACAAAACGCAACAGTGTGAAATCGTTGAAAAGGGATGGGGAAGCGAAATCATCTTCGCAAACAACGAAAAGTATTGCGGCAAGTTGCTGAACTTTACTGCTGGAAAGAAGTTTAGTATGCATTTCCATCTTCTCAAAGATGAGACATGGTATGTCGCAAAGGGAAGACTGAAACTGATCTTCATTGATCCCGCGAATGCAAAGAAGATGTGGCAGATTCTTCAAGTTGGGGATGTTGTGCGAAATCTACCAGGTCATCCTCATCAGATAGAAGCGATAGAAGACTCTACCATATTTGAAGTTTCAACACAGCATTTTGATTCTGACAGTTATCGTGTTGAGCCTGGAGATAGTCAGGCATGAGATATGCATTTGACATTGACAATACTCTAGTGCATACGGTAGGGAGCGATTATGAAAACTCCACCCCCATACAGCACAGGATAGATCGCGTCAATCAACTTTATGATCAGGGTCATACCGTATATCTCTTCACTGCTCGCGGTATGGCATCTGGAAGGGATCTCTACGAACTTACAGTAAAACAGATGCATGATTTTGGAATCAAGCACCATCGTGTAATAATGGGAAAGCCAGATGTGGATTTGTTTGTGGATGATAAGGCTATTTCAGTTGAAGAGTGGGATAAGCGGACTGCATGAAAGTATATTGTGATCAACCATCAGCCCACAGCGACATAGTGTGGACTAACGGATGCTATGATGTATTGCATTTAGGTCATGTTCGTTTGTTTCAGCATTGCCGAAAAATAGCAACTGATAGCAGATGTTCCTTTTTCGTTGGCATAGATTCTGACCGAAGAGTGAAAGAGATGAAAGGTGCATCAAGACCTGTGAACAATGAAGAAGACAGAGCAGAATTTTTGCTGTCTATGAAGGGGATTGATCGCGTCTACATATACGATACGGCTGATGAGTTGGAACAACTCATGCGTGCATTGCGTCCAGCGATAATGGTAGTAGGTGATGAATACAAAAACAAAACAGTGGTTGGTTCCACTCACGCGAAAATAGTTGAGTTCTTCCCAAAGATAGAAGGCTACTCTACTAGCAATATTGTGATGAAAGGTCATCGTGAAAATATTCAAAATTAGTGATATGACGCGCGGGTGGTTCATTGGTGACTTTGAGCCATCTGTTGCACGAACGCAAGCATTTGAAGTAGGAATTCTCACCCACAAGAAGGATGAAGATTGGGGTGAACACTACCACAAGATAGCAACAGAATATAATGTTCTGTTGAGGGGCAAGATGAGCATAAATGGAACCATCTTGAACGAAGGAGACATTTTCATATTGGAACCTATGGAGACTGCTCTTCCTGTCTTCATGGAAGACTGTACTGTTTTGTGCGTTAAAGTCCCATCTGTGATCGGGGACAAATACTCGGTTGTTCCGTAAAGGAGAACACATGAAGATTGTTATGCCTATGGCTGGTCTGGGATCTCGTTTCAAGATTGAGGGATACGATATCCCGAAACCTCTGATTCAGGTCAACGGAAAGACGCTTGTTGAACACTCTGTTGAATCTTTGAACATTGATGGAGAGTATATTTTTATAACTCGCAAGTTTGATGACAAAAAGCACAACGAAGAACTAAGCCGAATACTGAAGAAGTTGAAGCCCAACAGCATAGAGATCACTATTGATCAGCCAACTCGCGGATCGGTTGAGACTGCTATGTTTGCTCGTACACTGATAAACAGCGATGAAGAATTAATCATCACCAATTGTGATCAGATTTTGAAGTGGAATTCGGATGCTTTTCTTGAGCAGTCTCGCAAGAATGGGATCCACGGTTCTCTCCTGTTGTTCTTTTCAAGCGATCCAAAGAATAGTTTTGCTGAAGTAGACGATCAGGGAATCGTGACGCGAGTGGTGGAGAAGCAGGTAATAAGCACCGATGGACTGGTCGGTGTGCATTACTGGAGCAAGGGTTCGGATTTCGTGCAGTCTGGAGACAAACTTTTGGAGTCGTTTGAAGAAGACGGACGGAAGGAGTGCTATATCTCCGAAACATACAATTATTTGATCGGAGAGGGAAAGCGCATTGCGGGAATCAGAATTCCCAGTAATCAATTCATTCCTCTTGGTACTCCCAAGGATTTGTCTCTGTATCTCGGCAAGATCAAAGAGTTCTACACTGAAAAGCCAAAGACCATTTTTTGCGACATAGATGGAACCATACTGAAGCACATTCATCGTTTCAGCGATCTGATTGATGTTGATCCTACCGTTTTGCCTGGAGTAATCAAGAAGATCAATGAGTGGGATTCACAGGGACATAAGATTGTCCTATGTACTGCTAGGAAAGAATCCGCCAGAAAGATGACAGAGGAACATTTGACGAAACTGGGATTGTGTTGGGATGTTCTTTTGATGGGGATGACTAGTGGTTGTCGCGTTCTCATCAACGACAAACTCAATCAGCAGGATATGGACAGAGCCAAATCTGTCAATGTGATTACCGATGGTGGATTTGAAACTGTGGAATGGAGCAAGTACGGACTATGAACAACTATCAATACATACAGGCTATGAGTTATAATGGTCTAGTCGCGCAGAGACTGAAGCATTTGGTACAGATCATGGATTTTTCCAAGGTGAAAACCATACTAGACATTGGGTCTTGGCACTTGAATCAGAGTTTAGAGTTCATGCATATTTTTCCGAATGCAAAGGTATATGCTTTTGAGCCAAATCCCGTATCTGCAAACCTGTGCAGAGAAAAAGCAGCATCTCTGCCATTCCCCCACAACGGAAGAGTTTCGGTTGTAGAAGTTGCTCTGACTAACTCTATAGGCGAGATTACATTTTATCCTTTGGACACCAGTAAAACCAGTTCGGTCAATCATGGTATGTCTTCTACTCTCAAACTAAAGGACGGAATGGATGGTTCTTGGCACAACGATAAGTGGGTTCAGAAGGAGATCCGAGTAAAGGCAGACACATTAGATTCTTGGTGTGAGAAAAATCAGGTGTTTCCTGATCTCCTGTGGGTAGATGTTCAGGGAGCAGAGTTTAGTTTGTATGAAGGGGGAAAAAACACTATCAAGAATCATGTGAGGGCTATTTTGACCGAAGTTGGAATAATGCCTTACTACGAAGGACACAGCATCAAACCCGATATTGATCGGCTGCTGAAGGATGAACTTCATCTAGAAGAGGTGGAATCTTCTTTTGAAATGGCAGATCCGTATGAGGCTAACACGATCTACATCAACAGAGAAAGAGTCTGTTAAATGGCAAAGATCAAAGTCTTATTCTCTGTTGCTAACGATTCCAAAGCCATGTATCCGCATCTGTATGGTCCTAACGGATCTCTAGATGCCAAGAACTCACCCGAATCCAATGACTACTTGACCGATGCTGTATTTCAGTACATGAAATCTAGCGAGCAGTTTGATGTCTATGAATGTCCTTGGATGGTTCATATGTACAAAGACTCTCCTTCAAAAAAAGAAGAGTTGACTGGATTTGGATTTGCTTTACGAAAAGACCTCACACAAACTCCAAACATACTGAATGTGGAAGAAACTCTGCGAAGAATCTCTGACCGAGAGTTTGATTATATCGTAATGGATTCTAGAACGGTGAATCCGTGGTGGAATTCTAGAGGTCTGTCTCCATTCTTTGATGACACGATGAAAATCATAAATCAGGTCTTGCGTTACTACACGGCAGACAAGATACTGTTTTTTGATGGAGAAGATCAGGTGACCGTGTTGACACAGTTGGTTGGTCGCGTATGTTATTTCAAACGAGAATTGACATTTGACCATCCAATGATCCATCCGATTGGATACTGCTTTCCCGAATGGAAGTTTAGGGACTGCTTGTTGGAACAGAAAACCAAGGACATGGCTACAGTCATTCCTGGTGACAAGTCTACTTATGTTTTCACGGACGAGGACGCTTACTATGGAGACTATCGCAGTTCTAGATTTGCAATGACATGGAAAAAACTTGGATGGGACTGCTTTCGGCATCACGAAATACTATTCTCGTCCTGTGTTCCTGTCTTTCCAGACATAGAAGATTGCCCGCGACAAACGCTTACGCACTATCCAAAAGATATTTGCATTGAAGTGATGCGGTCTGGAGTAGTCGTTCCCCGATATCGTAAATGGCAGCAGTACCACGATCTGTACTGCTTCTTGGATGTGTCGGTAGACTTCTCCAAAATAAGCAAAGATCAATATTCCGATATTCTCGGAAGACTCAAAGAACACTCGTTGAAGCATCTGACTTCTCGTAAGATGACCGAGTATATTCTTTCAAGAGCAGAGAGCATGGCATGAATAGTTCGGGTAACACAATTTTACTTCGGGGTTCTATTTGCTTTGACAAAAGACCCGCTTCCTTCATAAAAGAAATCATTCCTTCTATCCGAAAGTGGTTTGACGGTCAACTGGTGGTTAGCACATGGAAAGGACAAGAACAGCATCTAGAAGGATTGCAGAAGGATATTGACCGTGTTGTTTTGGTTGATGATCCTGGTCCAGGATTCATACAGTCATACAATAGGCAATTGATTTCCTATAAAGAGGGGTTGAAGGCTTGTGAAGGCGAGATGCTTCTAGTTTCTAGATCGGATATCCAATTTGGTTCCGATCCTTTTACGAGATGGGCTTCTGTTCCTCAAAAAAACAACGGACACTTTCGGGTGTTTCAGGAACGAGTTATCGTTGGTAACATGATGACGATTCCTCCGCATCGCGCTGAAGCCTCTGTATCAAACTTTAGAGTTTCGGATTGGTTTCAGATTGGGAAAAAGCGTGACTTGGAGTTGTGGGCTGATGTGTTGGAAACCTCACATGACCTGTATCGTCAACACACAGGACTCCAAGACATATCCACCACAGAATACAAAACTGAAACATACGGAAGCGAACAGGTTTGGTTGATTAGCCTTCTACATAAACACGGGATTCCGACTCTGAATCTCGCCAACTATTCTAATTTTTCGTCATATGATGCTTGGTGTGCCTTGATCAACAACTTTTGGATACTCAACAACAGATCCACACTTAATGCACACAATCTGAACTGGACTGCACAGCCAGAATTTCATCCTTGGTACATCACAGAACATGAGTGTGTTGATGCGTACCATCAAATTTATGGAGATTCGTGAATGAAGACCAAAGACTTCCTGTTCCTAAACCATCACGGGATACCCAATTCAACATTTACATTTCAATCCTTTGCCAATCGTGGTTACGATTGTGATATCGTAGACGAGACTACACTGATTGAATTTTTGCAAAAAGGGACTGATTGCAGATACCGTGCTGCGTTTCTATACCTCCACTATCCGCAAACCATCCCGTACACCGATCACATCATAAATGAATTCTGCAAAGACTCTATTCTGATTCAGCATGACGATACAGATTTTGAAGATGTTCAGATTTGGAGTACGCGAACTCCCGATCTTGTGATGCAGAGAGAGTACACGGACAACACAAAAAATCCAAGGCAGTCTGCTATAGCACCGTTTCATTTTCCTTGGGTTGGATGCAAGGATGAAACAATAACGGAACGACCGTATGATGTTTCGTTTGTGGCTAACATGACCAACCCTCGCCGTATTCCTTTTGTCAAGAAATTGCAAGAACTGATGAGTGGTAGTCTAAAGCACCTGAACTGGTGTGTGAATGTTGAGCCGCATCCAAACACCCCGCTGCCTTGGTATGACAGAAACTTGTTCGGTCCCAAAACACAGAACTTCAAGCAGATAGCAAACATGAGCAAAATAGGTCTTCACTATTTTGGAAACTCATACGATTCGCATCGCATATGGGAATTGGCTAGTTGCGGAACTGCGATTCTAATGCCAAAGGTTCGTGCAAAGTCCATGCATGATGGAGCGATGCCATTTGATGAATATGAAGTTATGAAGGATGATTTCTCTGATCTTGAAGAAAAGATATTGTATCTGCTAGAAAACAACAGATACAAGGAAGTCGGAGATCGTGCTAAAGCAGCATACGAAGAGAGGCACTATCCCGAAAAGTGTTTTGAATATTATCACGACACGGTGATTAAGTTCATGTTGTCTAAAGGATCGGACATAAAGCCAATCTACCAATACAGCACACACTATGTGCCAAACCGATATGGAATGGTGTGGAAGTAATATGATAATCGTTTCACACAGAGGAAATGTGTCTGGAAGAAATGCAGACAGAGAAAATAGTCCGTCTTACATAGACGAAGCGATTTCTCATGGCTATGATGTTGAAGTTGATGTGTGGTCTATCAACGGATCGTACTATCTTGGGCATGACGAACCGCAGCATGAAGTTACCAAGGAGTGGCTTTTTGAACGACCTCTTTGGTGTCATGCGAAAAACGCTTCTGCTATGGAGCAAATGATGTTGGATGGACTGTGTTGTTTTTGGCACGAAAGCGACAAATTTACTCTTACTAGTGATGGGTTTCTATGGTGTTTCCCTGAAAACTATAGTCGGTTTGGAGTCACCGTTCATTTAGAAGAATGTGTAACTCTTCCACCCGAATCTTGTTACGGTATCTGTACCGATTTTGCACATCAATGGAGAACCAAATGGAACCCACAAAACAACTGATATTTGATATCGGTGCTAATGTTGGAGGATTTTCCTCCCTGTGTTGTCAGCAGTATTCTGTGTTGGCAGTTGAGGCTAATCCTGATCTGGCGGAAACTCTTAATCGGGACGGTAGGTTTTTTGTTGAATGCTGTGCTGTTGGTTCCACTCGTGGGGATGTGGAGTTCCATGTCTGTCCTGATGCACAGATGTCTAGTTGCAACCGCAAGTGGTTGACTGAAATGAGATATTCTTCTGTTGGTATCTCCAAAACAATAACGGTTCCCTGTGTCACGCTAGACGATCTGATCATCAAATACGGGATCCCGCATCACATAAAAGTTGATACAGAGGGATACGAGTTTGAAGTTTTGAGCGGACTATCACATAAGGTTGAGTCTATTCAGTTTGAATACATCGGTGAAGAATTTACTCGTCTTACCCATCCAGTACTTCGCTGTCTTGCTGATTTGGGATATAGCAAGTTTGTAATACGGGATTTGTGTGGTGATTTTACACCAGAGTCTTTTTTGGAACACGAAGACGACACCAAACACCTTACGAAAGATCAGATTTTGCAGATGGACGGCAGTGGTCTTTGCAGTGGAATGATTCTTGCATTTTGATAGAAAGAAAATACCATGAATGCATTAGTGACTGGTGGTGCAGGATTTATTGGGTCTAATTTGGTAGATCGTCTGATAAGCGAAGGACATACTGTAACCGTAATTGACAACGAATCGGCGGATTCCAACGAGCAGTTCTATTGGAATTCCAAGGCGCGTAATTACAAGTACGATGTGCGTGACTACACGATGGTTCGTAAACTTTACGAAGGTCAGGACGCAGTGTTTCATCTTGCAGCCGAAGCGCGTATTCAACCAACCATTGAAGATCCACTGAAGGCTTTTGAAAACAACATGATTGGCACCGCAACAGTGCTTGAGTGCGCTAGATCGTGTGGAGTCAAGCGTGTGGTGTACTCATCCACATCAGCAGCATATGGTCTAGCAAACACACCTCCTCTGTCTGAAACCATGTCTACCGATTGCCTGAACCCTTACTCGGTAAGCAAGGTGGCGGGAGAAGAGATGTGCAAAATGTATGCACGGCTTTACGGTATGGAAACCGTGACATTCCGTTATTTCAATGTGTACGGTGAGCGACAGCCCCTGCGTGGGCAGTACGCGCCAGTGATTGGTATTTTCCTGCGTCAACGAGCCGCAGGGGAACCTATGACCATTGTGGGTGACGGTACTCAACGCCGAGACTTTACCTATGTTGGGGATGTGGTGGCAGCAAATATCCGAGCGGCAACCATGACTCAATCCGCAGACCATCGGTGGGGTCAGATATACAATATTGGTACTGGTAGGAACTACTCTATAAATGAAATCGCTGCTCTCATGGGTGGAGAAACTGTTACCCTTCCACCCCGCCCCGCTGAATCGCGTTTGAGTCTAGCAGACACAACAAAAGCAAATAGTGATCTTGGATGGACTTCCAAAGTTCGTCTTGAAGACTGGATTGCCGAGCATAAATAACCGTACAAGGAGATCGTGAACAATGTCTACAGTATGCCTCTCTATGATCGTCAAGAACGAAACCAAGATCCTGCATGAGTGCTTGGACTCGGTTCACCCCCACATTGACTACTGGGTAATCGTGGACACAGGTTCCACAGATGGAACTCAGGAGTACATCAAGAAGTACTTTGCCGAGAAGGGCATACCTGGCGAACTCATTGAGCGTCCGTGGATCAACTTTGGACACAATCGCTCCGAAGCACTTAACCTCTGCACAGGCAAGGCAGACTACGCATGGATGATTGACGCGGATGACCGCGTGGTCGGAGGATTCAAGTATCCCTACGGCAAGAACCTCACCGCTGACGCTTACGCCATCAAGTGCGGACGCGATCAGTGCGTGTGGTGGCGCAACCAAATCTTCAAGACAGGGATTGGCTGGAAGTATGTGGGCGTACTCCACGAATACGCCCACTGCGAGAAGCAGCCGCTCCACCAAGAGAAGATTGAGGGCGACTACTACCTTGAGGCTCGTACCCTTGGTCAGGAGCGCAACGGGAATGTGACACCCGTGGAGAAGTACTCCAAGGATGCCGAACTGCTCGTAGAGGCTCTGAAGACGGAGCCGAACAACTCCCGCTATCAGTTCTACCTTGCACAGTCTTACTTTGACTCGCAGCAGTGGGACAAGGCGATTGATGCGTACTACAAGCGGGTGGAGATGGGTGGATGGGAAGAGGAGTGCTACTACTCCCTGTTCCGCATCGCGCTTTGCGAAATCTCCAAGGAGTCGCCGTGGACTGTTGTGCAGCAGAAGTTCCTTGATGCCTACGACTATCGCCCGTGCCGCGCCGAACCACTCCACGCCATCTCGCGGTTCCTCCGCATGAACGGTCGCCCACGCGCCGCCTACCTGTTTGCAAAGGAAGCCGCACAGATTCCGTACCCGCAGCAGGACATTCTGTTCATTGACACCAATGTGTACAAGTGGATGGCACTGGACGAACTGGCTGCCACCGCGTTCTATGTGCATGACTACAACACGGGTCTACAGGCTTGCGAGATCCTGCTGAAGCAGAACCGCCTTCCCGAGAGCGAGGTTGAGCGCAATCAGAAAAACCACGCTGCGTACTTTGAAAAGGCGCAGCAGATTCAGCGTATGCAACCGCAGCAGGTTCCTGTTCCGCAGACTGTTCCCGCCATAAATAAGACAAGAACCTTCAAGCGGAGAAAGTAACGATGGCAAAGAACTCACGGAGCGGAAAAGGCACAGGCGGATTCGCAAGCGCAAAGACCCGCCGCACTCGCAAGGCAGCAGTACTACGCAAGAGCGCAAACCGCGCTCGTAATGCAGCAGCAAAGGCACGGTAATGGCATCAGCATACTACGACATCAACGCGCAGCAGCACTCCACACTGAACTTCCATGTGGAGTACTATGACGAGAACAACAACCCTGTTGATCTCACGGGGTACACTGCACGACTCCATGTACGCCCGAACAGCGACTCGTCCAAACTGTACCTGATGGCGACCACATCGGGAGTGACGAGCGGCGGTGCCACGGGTGAGTTCGGTGCCACGGCTGGCATCAGCGGCAGCGGCGGCATCTTCCTCAACAGGGGCGAAACAGGTGCAGTCTTCACTGGCGGCATTCTCATCACCGCCGATGCCACCACGATGGGCTATGTCCGCGTGGGATCGTGGAAATACTCGCTTGACATCACGAAGGGTGTCACCACGGATGAACTCATGCAGGGACAGTTCGTGGTGTCCCCGAAGAACACCCGATGAAACTGAAGGTAAAGGAAACCTCGTATTCCGCAAAGCCCAAGCAGGACGAGGGAAAACTCGTTGTGCGCTACGACTCATTCACGATAAAGCCCAAGCAGAGCGAGGGAAAACTGCTAATACTGAACCGAGCATTCACGGTGAAGCCCAAGCCCGATGGCATACGGATTTACGCCACTAATACTCGCTCCGTGGTCAAAACCGATGCTCGGAATGGACTGAAGATTTACAGGAACTCCCATTCTTCCGTTCTGAAACACGACAGGCGCAGCGGTGTTCGCCTGTATCGTACAAACAATATCCGTGTGTTGAAGCAGACCTGTGATGGTACAATATTCACATGGGATGCGATTCCCTCGTTTTTCAGATTTCCAGCGTATAGCAATAACACATTGAGTACATCCTCTGGTTCTGCCGCAATTACTATCTCTACTGGTCTACTGACACGAATCTACGGAACCGAGCGACCCATCGTGGTGGGAGTGACTTGGAGCAACACCATGAGCGGGGGAAACGGTGGAGTCAATTTTCCAGACGGAACATATCCTGAAACTGCCTCGTCCATATTCTATCTTGCCGAGATCAGGAAAACCCCGACAGCAGTAGACAATTCGGCTGGTTCTGTGGTTCAAGGAATCATTGGTCTTACGGGTATGAGTGGTTCACCTGGTGTATCGTTTTCAATTGATTCGGCAGCAGGAAACTATTGGTTCGTATTTAGGGCAGGAACAACAGGAACAACTCCTCTTCCTACCATTCCATCAGGAACAAAAATCATCCGCGAATTCACTCTATCAAATCTTTCAGATGGGAATTCTCATCTAGGAAAATTCTTGTTGGGGTGGAGATACACTTGACACCTCTCCACCTTGTGATACAATCCCCTACAAGGAGACTTCATCATGGACAAGCCCACACTTGGTTTCTATATCATTCCCGACACAGACGCAACCGTTCCCACATTTGCCACAGACGGCTCTGCGTGTTTTGACATCTGTGCGCGTTTCCACCACGACAAGGACAACTCTTGGAATGATTGGGAAGCCCACAAGCCCGTAGTGGCATACGGTCCGCAGAATGTAAAGATGGAAATCCATCCCACGCAGGGAGTGCTTGATGTTCCTGCGGGATGGCGGTTCCTTGTTCCCACGGGACTCATCCTAGACATTCCCGAAGGCTATTCCGTTCGCCTCCATGCCCGTAGCGGACTCGCGCTGAAGGAAGGCTTGGTGCTTGCGAACGCGGAGGGCGTGATTGACTCAGATTACACCGATGAACTAAAGGTGATGGTGACCGCCGTGAGCAACTGCTTGGTGAGCATCCCCAACGGATCGCGCATCTGCCAAGCAGAACTGGTGCGGAATCAGCCTGTGGAGTTCAGCAAGATCGACCACCCGCCACTAAAGAAGACGCAGCGCGAAGGCGGATTCGGCAGCACGGGACAGTTTTCATGGGACGCTAACAAGGGAGCCTGACATGACACGCGATGAACTACTGAAGTTTCACGAAGAGATTACGAAGCAAGCCCGCGAACTGATGAGCAAGAAGAACCGCGACTACGCTGGCAAGGAAGGAGTTGAGCCTTTTGCCAACTTTACCCGCGTGGAGTCTATGGGCATCTGTAAGACAGAGCAGGGCTTCATGGTGCGGTTAACCGACAAGATGAGCCGCTTGTCCTCTTTCATTCACGCTGGCAAGATGAATGTGCAGGACGAGTCCTTCATGGACACCTGCGTGGATGTGATCAACTACATGGTGCTGCTTGCCGCGTATCTGAAGGACAAGGAATCACAGAGCAAGTAACCATCCATATGCTGAACATAAACATACCACATTTCTACTGCTACATGAGAAAAGAGCATATGTACCAGCACAAGGATCACATTGGTGAATTTGTGAAGGTTACTGTGTTTGCTGCTCAATCAAACCCAGACAGGGCATTGATGTTTCATGTTCTAACAGATGACGGGCTTGTTCGCAGCAGAGTCCCCGTCCATATGCTGTGCCACAAGGAAACCGCACCGCAAATGCCATTGGACTACTTGCAGTTGTGGGACTGTTTTTCCGTGAACTGCACAGCGGTTGTTTACGACTATCTGAAAGCGGCAAGAGCAAAAGTAGTTCTGAAAGACAAGCAGGAACTGTGGGGCGAATACATGATGTCTTTTGATTGGTACGGCAATCCGTACAGCGATGAACCAACACAGTACAAGTCCCTGCACCTGATACGGTTGGACAATGGCTGCTATACGCTGCAACCAAACAACAGAATATTTTGGAAGCATATGTCTTTTGTTACCAAACCTTTTCCCACAAATCCCGACTTTAAAGTTGACAATAAAGTGTTCCGATGCGAAGCCGCGAGTGACCGTTGGCTCATTGAGGGAGAAGATGATTCGTATTATTACGATTTGAAAAATGAAAACCCCAATTGTAATATTGAACGGTCAAAATAACCTCTTGTCACAAATATTGAGTGGTGTACACTAGCAGTATGATTCGTCACCTTGGCTATGCCTGTCAGAACCTGTCCCTGTGCGAAGGGCGCAAGCCGAAGGATCGGCTGTTCACCGACCGTACCTTGCGTATGGATCGGTTTTCCATAGAGAGGGTGGGGGAACTTGGTGCGCGGAACGCCGCCGACCTTCTCCCCATCCTCGAATGGAATGTAGCCAACGGGATCAAGTTCTTCCGTATTGGCAGCGGGATGTTTCCGTTCATGGATCACCCTACGCTTGGCTACGAGATCACGGACTTGCTGCCTGAACACCAAGCCTCCATCCGCGCATCGCTGATCATGGCGGGTTGGTACGCCAAGCAGAACAAGATGCG